AGCAGTCATTACTCCGGTCGGAGTTGCTGAGGAGCAAAACTTCCAGAGGGGTGACTTGTGAGCGCAGTAGGAAGTATTTCGTTCACCGTGACGGCTGGAGCAGCTGGTACTGTAACCGTTGTCGGGCCAGCTTCAAGCGGCGGAAGTATTCAGGACGGGAACTACCAGATCAACATTAACCAGGATAACTCAGGAACTATGGTGTCTGTGTCTACGCCAGTAGGCGACGCACAGGCATCAGATCTTCGGCCTACGTGGGCTGCTGACTCCTGACCTGACAGATAACAGCCTGTGGAAGCATGTGCAGTAGAGGGGCCCGGGGAGGTGGAACGTGTCAGGAGTCGGAACGATGGCGGCCTACTTCAATTCAGTAGGCTACGAGCCGTTCAAGGAGCAATGGTCGTTCCACAACTCTACTGCTCGCTTCCGAGTCGCCACGTGCGGTCGTCGATTTGGTAAGAGTACGATGGCTGCACGAGATGTCATTCCTAAGCACCTGCTAAAGCCCGACCGGACTGTTTGGCTTGTTGGTCCGACTTACCTTCTGGCTGAGAAGGAGTTCCGAGTCATTTGGAACGACCTCATTGTCAAGAAGAAGTTCGGTAGGGACAAGCGGATTAAGCGTGCCTACAACATTCGTACGGGGGATATGCACATCAACTTCCCCTGGGGCACGCGACTAGAATGCCGAAGTGCTGACCACCCGGACCTACTGGTTGGTGAAGGTCTCGACCATGTCATCATGTGTGAGGCGGCTAAGCATAAGAAGGAGACCTGGGATCGCTTCATTCGCCCGAGCTTGGCAGACAGGCATGGTGGGGCAGACTTTCCTACCACGCCTGAGGGATTCAACTTCCTGTACGATCTATGGCGCTTGGGCCGAGACCCAGATACGCCTGAGTATGAGTCGTGGCGTTTTCCATCTTGGATGAACACGAAGATCTATCCGGGCGGTAGGGACGACGCTGAGATCAAGCTCCTTGAGAAGACCATGGACAAAGAGTGGTTCATGCAGGAGATCGGAGCTGACTTTGCAAGCTTCGTTGGGAAGATATTTCCCGACTGGGACGAGTTCGTACATGTCAAGCCGCATAAGTTCAATCCACTCTGGAAGAACTACATCGCCTTCGACTGGGGCTACACAAACCCTCTTGCCGCTGTCGAGTTTCAGGTTTCACCTACTGACCAGATCTACGTTTGGCGAGTCTACTACAAGTCCTACAAGACTATTCCTGATGTTGCCCGAGAGCTGAAAGAACGAGACCAGCCTAATGGTTACCACGTTAGTCTGTGTTTTGGTGATCCTGCTGATCCTGAGGCAGTCGAGATGATGACTCGGGAGCTCAACAGAAGCGACAATGGTCAGCGTTACGAGACCTCTGTATGGGCTCCCAAGAACCTCAAGACTGATTACACGTGGCTTGACGGTATCATGCTCTGGCGTCAGTTTATGAATCAAGACCGAGAAGTCGGTCGTGACGAGTTTGACACGCCTACGTATGAGCCATCTTTCTTCGTAGACCCTCGTTGTAGCGACATGATCAAGGAGATTTCGAACTACAGGAGCAAGGAGGCTATTGCTGGAAGGAACGTTCCTGAGCTAGGGAACAAGATTGCGGACCACACTCTCGATGCTATGCGGTACGCACTGCTTTGCATCTTCAAGATTGGTTGCCAGTACGCGTTGGGCGACACGATGAACATACCGTCGAATCCTGTTCGCGATCGTAGTGGTCCTATTCAGGGCGATAGTGCACTGGTACTAGCAGGTGTGCCCAACGAGGACGCGGGCGGCTTCTTCGGATCGGGTTCAGAAGGTACGTTCACGTTCGGTATGGACTTCTGAGGAGGGTAGAATGGCCGACGAAGAGCCAATTCAGGGCAAGCCTTGGAGTCTTAATGACCTCCCGCGCGTGGATTTGAACGATGTACTTGCAGTTTGCGAGCCAATTTCGGTCAGCACTGAAATGGGACGCGAATATATTGTTGTCACTCCGAAGAGTGGCTCGCCTTCTATGTTGGACGAGCCAGAGAAGTTCGCTTCGGCTCAGGAGGAGTTCGGCTACAAGCTAGCAATGCAGGACTTTGGGATTCCGCCTGAGAAGGGTACTAGGCGAACTGGCATAAGTACTGTATCAGGTCAGATGCGTGTGCACCCTGTAGTTGATATTGCGCACGGGGTTGGTGTTGCAGGCGAGGCTGATCTGACTTCCGAGCTAGGTACTGCTGTTGCTAGTCCGTGGACTGCATGGACTAGGCGCGAATACAATAACGACCTGATTGGTTATAAGGGCTTGCGCGTCTACGACAAGATGCGGAAGTCAGATGGAAGCGTTCGAGGCACGCTGAGGCTCGCCAAGACGCCTGTTTTGGCTGGTCAGTGGGGCATAAAGCCTGCGTCAGATAACGTTCGAGACATAAATATTGCCAACTTTGTCTGGAACAACCTCACAGTTTGGATGAGTACTAGCTTCTCGCAGTTCATTACCGAGTCGTTGCTCATGCTCGACTTCGGTTACTACATGTTCGAGAAGGTCTTCGCGCGCGGAGAGACAGTAACAGCTGATCCATCTGCGAAGGGGAAGCTAGTCTGGAAGAAGTTCGCTCCTAGGCATCCCATGGATGTCAAGGAATGGTACATGGACCTAAATGGAGGTCCGCTTTCCGTTGACATGTGGGCGCCTCCGGTGCAGGCAGCTGACACTACTGTAGCAGGTGTGGGCCTAGGTGCTCTTATTCCGAGAACGTTTGAGGGCGGAGTCATTCAGGCCTTCCAGCGTTGGATCAATATTCCGATTGACAAGCTCGTTGTCTTCAGTTATGACAAGGAAGCAGGCAATATAGAGGGCATTTCCTTGCTCCGTACTGCATACAAGCACTGGTACTACAAGGATAACCTGTACAAGATCGATGCAATTCAGAAGGAACGCCATGGAATTGGTATTCCTATCATTCAGTTGCCTGTTGGGTATTCGCAGGAAGACAAGTTTAACGCTGACCAGCTGGGTCGCAACCTACGAACTAACGAACGTGCGCATGTAGTGCTACCTCCAGCGTGGATTTTGGAGTTTGCCGAGCTTAAGGGTCATCCTGTCGACTGTATCGCCAGCATCAAGCACCACGACGAGATGATCCCGATGTCTATTCTGGGTAAGTTCATGAGTTCTGCGGGCTCAGTCACGGACATTGAGGAACAGCACACGCTGTTCTTGAAGGCTACCAGGTTTACTGCGGATATCGTCCTAGATGTGATCAACAAGTACGCGATTCCGCAACTGGTACAGATGAACTGGGGCAGAAGTGTATACCCGACGCTGTATGCCAAGCGAATTGGCGAGCAGGAAGACTGGCGTACGCAGTCGTTCACGCTGAGGAACTACGTCGGTGCAGGCATTCTTGTGCCAGACGATGGGATAGAGAACCAGATCCGAGACGAAATGGGTCTTCCTCCTGTTGACAGTTCGACGGCTCGAGTAGTTCGTTCGCCTGCGCTGGAGAATCCACAGAAGATTCAGCCAGCGCCAACGCAGGAGGCCGGTCCAGGCCATCAGGTCTTGCCTGCGAACGTACCAGGTCAGCCTCCAACGCCAAACGAGCCACCGCCGGCGCAGCCTCAGCAGCCCGAGCAGATCAAGGGCCCGATTGGCCTGCCGCCGACACCTGGATCAGCTACGCCGCAGAAGCCGGCAGCTATAGGTCCGCCAAGGCAGTCACCACCAGGCATTCGTAAGCCTAATGTCGGCAAGGGCGACGGTTCGGGTACGTCAAAGAGGCGAGGCCAATGAGCAGACAGCCTCGTAAAGCGCGTACTGCGGCGCAAAAGATCGGCGCTACTATTGGCGGACCTAAGGCTGCTAAGACTAGAGCCAAGAATACTGCGCTAATGACGCCAAAGCAGCGGGCTGCTGAGCATAAGAAGCTGCAAGAGTCGGCTTTGAAGGCGGCTCGTACGCGTGCTGCAGAGGTAAAAGCATTCCAGGCAGCGCATCACGGGCAGAAGCCGTCAAAGGGTCAGCTGCATCCGCGTGGTGCTACAGGTCTTTTGCAGGGAACGTGGATTCTGGGTGCGAATGACGAGTACGATTCCTGTATCGCGACGGCTTTTGCCAATAGCTTGCTGCTAGCTACAGGCATTAGGGTCCCTGATGAAGAAGTCCTTGCTCTGTATGAGATAACAGGGCTGGTAAGCATCAAGGAAAGCCTGGAAGCGCTGTCACGTGTCGGCCTAGCAGGTGTCAAGCCTGTAGATTGTTCGCCCGTCACTATCAAGGAGAACATCTGGACGCCAGGACTTATCCTGGGAGTAGCAGGGGACCACACGATCGTGTTCGACTCGGACGGCATAATTACTTGGGGCGGTAAGATTTCTTACGGGTCCTGGCAAGTAGAAGAAGCATGGTCGATCGACTGGCCAGTGAAGGAGAGAACGTGAAGAGAGCAGTCGCAACAGTAACGGCTCTAGCTGGCGCTGCGACGACCGAGTTTCTTGTCGCTACGCTGCCCGCAGTTCCGCTTCCGGGAGAGCCTGGTGGTGTCTTGCTGAGCCAGGTCATCATCGACGGCTTCATCAACTATACGCCGGGCACGCTGGGTACGTCGGTCACCGTGCGTGTTCGTCGAAGCACCATTGGTGGCACTCTAGTAGGTGTTGCTCAGGTTGTGACTACCGTGGCAGCTGCTGCAATCGCGATTCCGATCTCGGCTGCAGACCCTCTGTCACAGACGACGCCACCTACGATTCCAGGTCAGGTCTACGTAGTGACGATGCAGAACGTTGCAGGTTCTGGCGCTGGCACCGTCAACTACGCCGTCATCACTGCGACGACGAGCTAGGAGCACCCATGCTGCTGAAGCGAGTAGTCGGAGTAGCAACAGCGGTTGCTAGTCCCGTTAGCGCCGAGGGTGTCATCGCTACGCTACCTGCGGCACCGCTTAGTTCGGATCCCAGCTCTGATGTGGTTCATGACACTATCATCGATGGGTTCCTCAACTACACGGCAGGTGCGGGAACGACTGCGATTATCGTTCGCATACGTCGTAACTCGCTAGTCGGTGCACTAGTAGGTGTAGCGCAGACGCACATCATGGCGGCAACGGTAGTCGCATCCATCGCGTTCGCTGCTGACGATCCGCCCTCCGCCAACCCCGCGTCGGGCCA